ACGGAGAATAGTTTACCCTGATGCTCTTGAGCGCTTGTATAAATGTCTAATTTTGATGTAAGGTTGTTAAGGTGCATTTTTTCAATAAATGCATTCTCGCTTTCAAATACAACCGAAATCATATCTTCTTTATCGTTCCATTCGTCTTCACTCATTACTCCTGTTGAAATAACTTCACGTCTAAGAACTTCTTTCAGCAGCGATGAGTACACTAAACGTAGCCTAGAAATAAACATGAAGAATTTCATATCTTCTTTCGATGTTCTAGTGGTATCGTAATCGAATTCCATATCTCTATTTGGATCAACGGACACTCGATTGGATGGAATTTTTAGGGCACGATATAATTTTCTGGCGAAGTAAATAATGTCATCGAGCTCACCAAGATTACCAGTCTCATCGAGAACATCAACTTGTGTACCCTTGCCACCAGACCTGTTTGCGAACCAATAATCCTCGACCATCGACGTGATATGTTGTTGGTTAGAGACTTCGCCGGTTTCGTTGTTATAAAATTTCTTATATTTGAACTTATTCTGGTGTTCACGCATAACTTCTGCACCGCGCTTCGCAGGTAAATCACCAATATCAACGTTGAATACACGACGGGAAATACTTCTACTAAATCTTAAAGGAATAAGCAAATCCTCAAGGGTCTTTAGCATGTTAGCTGGTTTAATCGCGTGCTCTAAGTACCCGAGATTAATATTGCCATCGTATAGTCCAAAATCTTCACGAACAATTTCTTCAACACTGTACTCGACGGTATAATTATCGCTTCGTCTAGTGTGCCCATTTCTATCATCAGAAAGATACTTATATGTTCTTGATCTTGCATCAAAATACAACATACAAGGTTCAATAATTTTTATACTTGAAATACCATCCTTTGTATTTTTATTGTTATATGGGCAATGTAAAATAATGACTCCATCAATATACCCTTGGCGAACGATTTGATAAAAATTGCGTTTTAAACTTAGTAGTTTGGTAACCTTATCAAATTTATCGTTTAATACATTAATAAGATTCTTATTCTCTTCGTTCACTACAAGCTTTACTGGCAAGTCACTATTATTTGAAAAAATAATCTCATTCACGATCTCGTCAATGGCATCATTAACGTCTGCATTCATTGCTAATTGGCGATATGTTTTTATTTTTTCTTTTTGTTTTTGAAGTATATCACCAACATCAGAAGTACCAAAAATACCCCCATATACGTTATCATCAAAAAATGATCCTACAACATGGTCACTATCAAGATCATGTATGATATTATCGGGATGTACATCTGAGGTTAAATCAGTTACTTCCGGTTCTTTAATGAATGACTTCACAATCTCTGTCAACAGTTGCATATTATTACCTATAATTGAGATTTTATGATTATTTATAAATAGAAAAAGAGGATACAAAAATGAACTTTAACTTTAATTCGCAACCCGAGTACAAGTTACATACATCATTAGCCGAAGAAATGATACGTCTGTATGGTGTACTGATTAAACTTCTTGTTGTTACAAAGATTAATGAAGATGTGAATGTTTTTGGCGATTACAGCCACCTTAAGTCAGATAATACCAAAATCCATGATATCTTCATGCTTCCAGAAAATACTGAGGATTGGGACCAGGGTGATTATGGCATCACTGGATTCGGTTTAATTAATACTAATAATGTCAATTTATTCGTCGCTAAAAGTTCATTTGAGGGCATTCTAGAGCCTCAGAACATCGTTGGTAACATATTGGTGTTCCCGAACAATAAGGTTATGGAAATTACGAACATAGAGTTAACTGTGCCAGGTGTCAACAACCTTTTTACATTTAATGATCAGAAGTCAGTTTATACATTAACGTGTCGTCCATACGATTTTAAACTTGTTAATGAAATTGATAATACCGATATGTCAGTGGATGATATACCTTATGAAACACTAGATAACTACTTCAATGAACTAATTTCCGACGCTGATTCACAGGATGTTGAAATTAAGGAAACGCATCAGGTTATATCTGTTGATAGTACAACGTCAGTTAATACTAAGGTTGAAAAACCGATCGTTGATAAGAGTGAAGAATCAATATGGGGTGAGTTCGACTAATCATTTCAGTTCATCCTCCGTTAAAATAATAAAGCGTATGTCGTTCTTCTTTGCGAATTCTCGAGCAGCATTCCATTTAGCCGTGTTAATGGCGAAAGTTGTCATTGCATCATGATAACGCTTTATTGCTTTGGGTGTTCTAGATTTTGGTTTTTGTGGAGGAGTAGTTTCATTCTTTGACTTAACCTCAACGATAAACTTATCACCAGTTCTAAATTCTAGAAACAAGTCAATGAAATACCGGTGCTCTTTTCCATCTGTTGGTTTTATGTATTTAATGTGAAACGGTTCTAATGAAAAGCGTTTAACATGTGGGTTGAAATCAGCGTACTTAATCGCATTTAACTCGAGGCTTGATTTATACTGAACCTCATTAGTACTTTCATTAAAGCTTTTCATATGATTATCAATTGGTGGCACAAATTTATGTGGATTAACTAGCTTATACCATCCCTGTTTAACATTCTTATACATTGGAATCCCTAGTACAATTAAAATGTTTAATTATTTATAAATAGAAAAAAGGTATCTACTATGGCAAAACCAATATCAAAAACCGATTTAATCGAATATATAAAATCTCAACTAGGACACCCAACGATAAACATCGAGGTTACTGATGTACAGATCGGACAAATCATAGATGCAGCTGTACAAAAATTCACAGAGTATTCTTATGGTACTTTAGAGGGATCAGTTGTTGTTGAATTTCATGGTATGGGTGAATACCCAATGCCCGAGGCAATGACAAATCTTATTAAACTATCAAAAGGAAGTACATCAAACATTACTAACTTCAGTGCTAACTTTGGATCTGGGTACGTACCTAACCTATGGAGTGAGCAATTCTTTACTGGCTCGTTAACAGGTGATATAATTCCTGGAATTATAGCTATAAGCACCACTAAGGCGGTTCTAGATAAATTTTTCGCTGACGATATAGTATTCAATTATAATCCACATAAGAACATTCTACAGGTTTTAGAGGATTACCGTGGACCAGCAATTTTGCATTATCAGTATGAATACACTGCGGATGAAGCGTCAGATGGTATCTATAATCATGAGTGGATTAAAGATTACACTAAAGCAAAGACGAAGGAACTTTGGTCTATTGTGACTGGAAAATTCGATCAATCATTAATCGGCGGAGCAAGAATTAATTATGATAAGATGGCATCTGAAGCAGAGAGGGATATTGAGAGGTTAAACGAGGAATTGCTTAATAAGTGGAGTGATCCTTGTCCTATTGATATTGCATGATTACATTGGGTACGTGGAGTACATGGAGTAATTACACTAAATTCATGTATTAGATATAATTACTCCATGTTATTTCTCTTTAAATGAATTCCTCTGGGTTGGTATCAATATATTCTCTAATTTTATTTTGTATCTTTCTAATATAAAGAACTGTACTTTCTAGATCAGGATGTGGAGTATCATTCATATAATCAGTATCACACATGTACTCCATTACGTAATGATCTTGTACTAAGATTGAGCCCGGGTCGTCAAGTTTAATCTCATATTTCTTCTTAAAATCATTATCTATACGATCAACAACCATTTCCTTAGTTTTGGTAAGATCTCTGAGCAACCATCTTAATTCAGTTTCTAATTCATTTATGTAGATGATGGATGGATGATTACTAGAATTATCTTTCTTTAATCTATGAAACTCTGCATGATATTCATCAACCTTTTTCATATATTCATGTTTGGATGCTTTGAAGTCCTCACCATTATCAACGAATTCTTGGTACATTGCTGGAAAATCTTGTATGAACATTATACCATCGTATTCGAATTTATGATTATTGGAGCTGCTCCCAGTTCCTGTCTTAATCCAATGAATCCTTGGTTTATCACTGGTACTAATATCTTTGAAAAATGGCAAATCACCACTAACCAGATCGGTGAATGAAAGGCGTTTACATTTTACTTTATTGACTTCTAAGATTTCGATCGTGCCACACCATCTACCGCGCCACCCAGGGTACCCTAGTGGCTTATCACTTTTTCGTTCGAAGTTCTGTGGGAAGCCTTTTGGTGAGTTGTGTGTATTCGGAATTGAGTACAGAAAGGTTCCTGGGTATGAATTAAATGATACACGAATGCCAATTTTTAACCATAGATCTTTTAATCTCTTTATGACCTTGTGTATCGTTTTACTGGTTACGCGAATATCTTCAATAGTGTTCTTGTATTCATCAATTGATACTTTCATCATTTCAGTTCTTTCGTTGCTCATATTGTTACCCAATGTTAACTAGAACAATTAAAATTTTATAATAGATAAAGTAGGATGTAAATACAAAAAAGATGGCCGAAGCCATCTTTATATATGATTTTTTATTATAAGAATGTTACTTTCGTGAGCGACGACCACGTTGTCGCTGTTCTTCAGTTTCAACCTGCACTGGGCTAGATACTTCAACTAGAAGTTCTTCAGTTTGATTTACATCGGAAGAATCTACCTGAACTGCCTTTGATTTTACTAGGTGTTCTGTCACAAGATGATCTGGAAGTTCGTCACCAACCGAGAATAGTTCGCCATTGATAGATAGTTCTTTTAGTACTTTTGCCATGATATTTCCTTCAGGTTTATGTTAGTTGTTAGTTGTTCTTAAACGTTGAATTAAGTCAGCTGTTGATATGTTTTCACTTGTTCTAATATTTAAATTATTAGTCGTATTATTGACAGTCTTTGGTGGTTCGGCTTTCTTAATTTTATCGAGATTTAAGAGTGTTGTGCTCATTTCTTTATATGATTGCACGTAAAGCTTTTGTGCATCAGTAATTGCCTTACTCAATTCGGAAAACGCAGCGATAAGACTAGCCCGTTGTTCACCATCAGAATCAATTAGTTCTAAGGTAACAGAATTCTGAACTCTTCTAGCGTTTTCTGTTACCTCTTTAAGTGTATCTCTTACGAATCTAAAGTCTTCAGTCATTACTTCCAAATTCATAATGTCAGCATAACTGAACTCGTATTCATCTGTAATTAGATCATTTTTTTTATATAAAGAAACGTCTTTTGTCTTTTCTTGGACAAGATCAATAATATCATCACCCTGCACAATCAGATCATCAGATAAATCTAATGATGCCGTTAGTTTATTCATTTTTTTGGCTAGTGATTCAGCTTTGTCCTTGAAATCCATGTTTACTCCTTTTTACTCCCGATAATTGATTTATATCGCAGGAGGATAAAGTCGCCATCGATGAATTCAATATCTAATCCATCAGTTCCTGGCCACAGTACTAACATACCTTCCTTGATGTCCGCAATGTCAGAACCAAGTGATACAACTTTTCCAGATGTAGGTCTGTCAAGAATAGATGTTTGTTTAATTGGAATAACCAACCCGCTTTCCGTTGTTCGTTCTGAAACCATTGCTTCTGGCTTAACGAGCAGATATTCATTCTTTGGTTGGAAGTCAGTGCTTAGGATATTAACTTGTTGTTTACTCATATTTTTTCCTTAAAGTGCGTTAGTAAATTCTTTGAAGGTTTTCTCTATTTATTCTAACGTTGTTGGTGTATCAGCCTTCATGATACTAGGTGAACGATTATCATCTTATACAAAATATTCAGGGTATTCACTTTGAAGCATCTTGAGATTTTCTTCTTCGTATTTTAATCGTTTTCTTGCATGGCGTACTTGAGTTGGATCGTCTGAATATATTATCAACTCTTCATTTATTTTTTTGATGGTCAATGAAATAATGTTTATTTTTATTTCAATTTCACTCTTTAATGTTCCACTGTGTTGATTGCTCATGATATTTTTAAATCGTTTTTGAACTCGTTTGCATCACATTCAAAATGGAAAAGAAATACATAGAAATCTTCATTAACATCAAATGACCAATTCCAGTTCTCAACATTTCTTCGGCACCAAACCTTCCCTTGTACATCTAATGACTTATCAACATTAACTTTAAATGCATACATAAGCCAACTTTCTTTGTATTCTTTAATCTGTGCAGGAGTTCCCTTTGATAGATCCATGTTAACACCTATAGAAGTATTTATTAGCGATTACCCGAGGGTAATCGCCATTTCACGAAGTTCTAGTACTTTTTCAAGCGTATCGGTTTCATCCTTATCATCGCGGAACTGAATGAAACGAGGATGACTTAGTGCATAATAATCGTTGTTTGCACCCTTCGAAAGATCATTGAATTGAACCTCGATGATTTTACCAATCAGTTCATCTTGGTTATCGGTAAAATAGTCGAGTTCTTTATCGTTGAAACCAGAGCATCGACCCTTAATTGTACCTTCATCATTAGAGAATTCAATTGATCCAACCTTACCTTCACGCTTGGTTCCAGGTGTACCTTCGTGGAAACCAGTTACTCGCATTTCAGCAGAAATTTCAAGCTTGATCTTTAACTGATGTTTACTAGTACCATCCTTAAAAACACCAGAAAGATCTTTCAAGATAGCACCCTCATATCCTTCGTTCATCCACTCAGATGTTTTCTTGATAGCCTCTTGAAGTGTACTAACAACGTACGACGGTATTAGTTTAATATGATCACTTTGTTTATTATAAAGAATGTCGTTTAGTTCACTCCAGCGATCTTTATATGGCGTTTCACACGGCTTTTTACGATCTTTTCGACCAGCTTTCTCATATTCATCATGTGAAATATAATCCCAAAGTTCTGCAATAATATCATTATGTGGTGGGTTGTCTGAATTGATCAATCCATTGCCTTTGGCACGATCATCTACACCTCTTACAGTGAGTTCACCAACGTAAACACCATTTGGCAGTGTACTTAGTACACGTTCCAGAACGGGATATTCATAAGATTCACCTGATCGTGAACGTATCGTGACGTTCCCATCTTCAACACTAAATTCACGATATGTCCCATCAGCTTTCAGTTGTACAATAGATGGAAATTTTACATTTTTTATTGACTTTTTATTATATACATCGCATCTCATGTAAATCGGCTTCGTGATTAATCCCTTGAACACCTTATTAATCTGTGTCTTCCCAAGATTAATTTTTAAATCACGCTCAATTATGCGGGCGATAACAAAACGATCTTTATCATTTAGTGCACTGAATACTTCTTGAATGCGATTGATTGCTGCATTGCCAGTTACATCGCGTGTACAGAACGAGTTCTCGAGAATATCCAATGCACAATCAATGCTAATGTTTGATTCATTTACAGTACAGCAAGAAATTTTACCAAGTGTCTTTTTACCAATCCCATAGTTGTACTTAACATGATCGTATGTCATGGCAAGTACTCTTTTTAGGAGTTCATTATCAGTGTATTTTTTAAGTACGTCAATCTTGTACTTGGAGCCATTCTCAAGATTGAGTTCTTGGATGATGTCATAGATATCGTGCATATTCATTTTCCTATGTGTATATTTTTATTGTATACATTGAACTGAGAGATGTAAATTGTTAATCTTCGGTTGTGATGAAAAACCCAGAGATACTTCCAATCTCCATCATCTCATCTCCGCAATCGCACGCATCAATGTAACTATCATATGTGCCATAAAAAGATGCTTCTAAATCACTATCATTTTCATAGATGTACATCTTACACTCCCCAGCATCGAACATTTCCGTATCTAAGAGAAGCATCTGATATTCTTCGGCAAGTTCTTCATATTCCGTACTTTCATACAATCCTTGGCTTTCTAGTTCTTCCAATTTCACGCGCAAATCACGGATTTCTTGTGCAGTTTCTGTAATGTCTTTATCAATGTTCGTTGTCATTTTTGGTCTCGTAATTAATGTGTTCTATTAACAATGAAGTATAAGTTCGTTGTTGTACATTTGTTTTTTATAAAAATCATACCCAACATGATTTGATAGAACATGTGTTCCATTCAGATCAAAGAATCGGTTGTCATGGGTATGTCCATATAGCCAGTATTTAATATCTGAGTTTATGATACTCTCCTCGAGGTCAGTGCAACAAAATGCATAACTAATAGGGCTCAACGGAAACCGCGAGTGTTCACGTAGTATTGGCATATGATGTGTCATTACAATATCTGCATCCCAATTGATCGCATTGCGTGACCTCTCATGAACTTCACGAATTTTCAGAGTACTTATATCTTTAATCGCAAGATAATCATTTATGCCGTTTTCAACATCTTTAGCGTTTTTACCAGCATTGAAATCAGTCCATAGTGTACTACCATGGATAGTTTTTCCATAAAGTTCAATGGTATGTTGATTCGTTTCAGTATCAAGGAAGTGTGTCTTTGTGCGGGAAGCTAGGTCAACTAATTCATCGATAGTTTTATTGTATGATGATCCGTAGAACTCATGATTACCGGCAACAAAGACGATTTCGTTGAATTGTTCTTGAAGATATTTAATAAAAAGTTCGTACTTCTCAATCTGATTAGTTGAGCAAATATCCCCTGCTAAGAAGCATACATCCCCCGTTACCGTTGGCATTAACAAATGTTTAACGCAATTAATATTTACGTTTTCCAGGTGTATATCACTCAAAAGATGAAATTTCATTTTCTTCCATTCTATTTAAAATATTTAGATTCTGAAGAGCAAGGTTGTACCGTTCTGTTGATTCTCTATACGTACTTAAATCATTAGCAATGTCTTTATAGTATCGTTTCAAAATTCTCGTTTTTTCCAGCACTTTGCTTAATTCATCACATGTTAGACAGACAGAACATTCGTTACAACTATCCTTCTCATTAACCGAACATTTAGTATCTCCGTCGCAATCGCATTTCATATTTATCTCCTGTTATTCTGGCACAAGCTTTAAATCACCAGTTGGTGGGCTTTTCTTGTACTCTTTGTTATTGGGCACTAGTTTCAAATCAGGTTTTTTAGATTCATCCATCGATTCCCTTGAGAATTGCATAACAAAACCGTTATGTTGAACAGCAGCAATATCTTTCACATGAATTTCAATTACCCAGGGTACACCTTGAAATGTCGTGTTCCAGGAGATCGTATTATTATTGAAATCAAATGTGGGATTAGTATTGTTATAATTTAGTTTAAATGAAATGCCTTTACCCACTCCGAACTTTTCCTTTATATTTTTTGGAATGTTCATCTCTTCGCTAACTACGCAATGGAAATAAACTTCGAAGTTAGAATTATATTTAGTCCATTCAACGATTGAGTTAATGACGAAATTTTTCATTTGTGATTCTTCTATATTAATCTAATTGAATTTTTCTAAGTTCTATTAGTGCTTTACGCTGTACTAGAATTTACTAACATTAACAATAGCACGATTAGCCATCCGAAGCAAGATCCTTGGATAAACCATTTTAGGGCATCTTTATCAATATGATTAAAACTTGAGCGAAAAATGAATCCAAACACAACGACAATAAAAACCGAAAGTGTTGGCATGGTCATTGAACTTACAACATTTGATAAAAAGTCATTCATTTTTTAACCCTTTATTTAAAGGAGTACTGATTCTGTAGTGTACATTATGGATTAATAATAAAAATAATCCATTTAAAATTTATCTATTTTGCGGTTATAATTAATGGCCATACAAATCAACCCAGTGCAGTAAAATGCAATACAAGTGTACAATAGTGGCCAAGGCTTATCAAATAAAATGAACAAAGACATAAAAATTACACTCATTGTGAAAGCAATGATATCTGGTTCTTTATACATGTTGCAACCTTTTATATATTAAAGAAATGACTTTTTGCATTCATTTTTATAGACAATAACAATGAATTCGTCCCAGAATTGTCTATCAACGCTTTCTGGGTAATTAACTTTAGATGCAAGAACTTCTACTTCATCAATGAGTAGCTCAAGAGTTGGGGCAACCACCGTGGTGTAGTCAAGTTCTCCTTTCTTAACGGATAGAAGAAAATCTGCTTTCTTCAAAGGATATTTTAGATCATTCGTTTCATAAATCTCTTTTAACTGATACCCAGCACGTAGTGCATGACTAATCGCTTTCCAATCAATACATTCATTATTCATGGCTTGTTGTGCGCGATGTCCGTACGCATCGTACTTCTTTTGAAGACATTTCAAGGTGTACCCTACAGTACATGTTAGGTCATATTTTGATTCACAGACTTGGAGAACTGGTTTATCAATGAATTTCCCGTTCTTCTCAAATCCATTATGAACAGCGATATATTCTGGATACTTCGTTGATAAAATTTTAAGACCAATCTGAAGATCGGCGAGTTTCATATCTGGTTCAGAGTGCTCAAGATGTTCAATAACAAGTTGCATTGCACGTAGCCTAGAACCACGAATACCGTACTTGGACGCTTGCTTTTTACAATAACCAAGGAAAGCTTTCATGTTCTTTGTGTAGAATTTAGAACGGTTTTCTCGAATAAATTCCCATATTTCAGATGTTTCGATCGCGTTATCGCAATGCAGCATATCAATGGCAATTGTTTCCCCATCGCACGCCATCTTCAGGAATTTCTGTAGAGAGTACATATTAGTATCAACATCGTTAGATGTATTCTTTTGATTACATGAACCAGTACTTTCTCTCATCTCATGCTTCGGGCGCAATTGGACGATTTCGTCTAATGTAGGAAGAAAAATACCCTTGTAGTCCATATCAGAATTAACAGTATTTAATCCATATAGATGTGATCCGTGAACCATTTTAACAATATTATTCATTCTCATTTACCTTTGTGTTTTTACGAATTGACATATGATTTTTCAAATTCACGGAGTCTTCTCAAAGAAAGGAATCTTCAAATTACCAATCCGCTTTAACTGTCCGTCAGGGTAGTATTCTGTTTCGGTGATAATATTAATGCCATCAGAGTCTTTAT